CCTGTCATCTCGCTACTGTATACCTTACCGCCTTCCTCATGTGGCTTACTTGTCTTAGGCTTAGGGTTAACGTGAGAGAAGCAGAACAATGTAATGGGGTAGCTGTTGACTAGATCAGCCATGTCAGTACATATCTCATTGAGCTTGTCGTTAGCCTCACTAGATGTATACCTACTAATCAATGCAGTGATAGGGTCAATCATAAAGATGTTAATGCCATCTATCAGGTGCATCTCTTCAATGGCTACCCGTATGTCTTGCCAATCCCTTGAAGCCCCACGATCATAGAACCTAACCTTACCTTGCAATGCTACTAAAGAGTCATGCAGTAGCTGGTCATCGTAGTCCTTGTCAGGTCTAGTGAAGTCAAGCTGCGCCTCCTTACTAGCTAACTTCTTAGCGGTACGCACTGGACTATTCTCTAGGTCAAACATGCCAACCTTCTCATCTTCGTTAAATACTAAGTGGTGCACCAGTTGATGCTGCCAGTCAGTCTTACCAATCTTAGGTGCAGCAGCTACAACATGGATAGTGTGAGGTCTGATACCAAAGGTAGCCTTAGTAACAGTACGCCAAGGGAATGGTATACCCATCTTAGGTCGTTCCATACACTTGGTTAGTATGTCCTCTACATCTACCACCTCACCCTGTCTAATGTTCTTAGCTTCAAAGACACATGACGAGTAGAGTTCTTTAGACTTACCCTCAAGTAGCATCTCGTTAGGATCTTTCAGTGAGTAGTTGGCTACCTTGAACAGAGGGAATACCTTGAGCACTTGCTTGGTAGCGTTGCGCCCTGCATCGTCTTGGTCAAAGCATAAGATAACTTCCTTAAACTTACCGAGGAAGTCACGATTAGCCATCAAGTCTTTCACTGCATGACTGACACCCTTAGTAATAGACACTACCGATGGTGCATACTGTGAGTACTTAGCTGGTCGATTGTCCATGATTGCTTGATGCAAAGCCATAGCATCACACCGCCCTTCAGTGATAAACAACTTGTTACCACCCGATAGCTTGTGTTGTCCCCACAAATCTAGCTCACCCTTACGGTCGCCGATTGCGGAGAATTGCTTGCCCTCTATCTTACGCACTTCATAGCCAACTAAGTCACCACCCCTACGATCAGGGTAGTAATGATGTGTGACAGTCTTGCCGTCACGTTCCGACAGTGCAACCTTAACACCGAAGTGTTCGGCTACTTCTTTACGTATACCCCTGTCAGGTAGGTCAGTTGTTGGTAGCCCTTCAATGTCTACCCTAACATCTTGTGTCATAGGTTCACTCCTTACAGATTGTATTTGCACTACGTTCTCCTTAGTTCTATCTAGTGGGTGGTATGTCTCACACTTGAAACAATAAGCATCACGCTTACCATCATCATGCTCGAACACCTTGCAAGCACTGTCAGCACCACAGCTATCACAAACCATGGTGCCAACCTGCCTACCTTTACTTACTGTATCTGTCATAGGTCTAGTAACCTCATTGCTTCTTCACCTGCATGATCTAGTAACATAAGATATAGATACTCACCAAAGCCACTGAAGTCACCGCCATCACACTGACTAAGCAGTTTTAACAAGTCATCATGCCTACCCTTGTAACCCTCATTGGGTGCCATAGCGTCCATCAATAACATCTGTATGTCATCGCACACTAACTCATCTACTTTATCTAGTAACATATCTTCCTCACTTGTAGTTAAGAATTTAGATTGGTACTCGTCTTGCCAGTCGTCACTTGGTTCTCTCATTGCTCTATCCTCTTGCGTAGTTCACTTAGAAACTTCTCAACACCATACTTCTTGATATAATCCTCAGCCTCAGCTAAACACCAAGCCAGTTGGTACTCTTCTTGAGCCTGTACATCAAGTAACTCATTGCCAAAATCATCTTGCATCGGTTATCTCCTTTTGCTGTAGCTGGTTGATTCGCATCTCACAGTAGCGGATAGCTTTCTGCAAGTCAACCACTTCTGAATCGGCTGACGATAGATCACCGTACTGTTTGAAGCCAGCCCTAGATACGTACTTAATTATATTGCCACGCCAAAACTCCATGTCATTAGTCATAACAAAAGTTACTGGCTCTATGTTCCACCGTTCATAGTGTTCTGGTTTAACTACTACATCACTCACGTTTATACCTAACCTCCTGTATATGTTTGATTGCAGAATTAATTAATATACTACGATCAAGTTCTGCAAGTAATAGGTTTCTGTTAACCCAGTCTTGCACCCACTTAATCTCCTTACTTACCTCAGCACTTTCTAAAGCATTCCTGCCTAAGATATTACCCATTGCTCTAAGGTCTTCAAGTTCCATCATACAAATCCTCCTCGCTTATTGTGTCGTGGTCAAGCATTGCGGCATTGAAGTCCACGACAAAGTTTACTGTTTGATTAATTTCCTTTTCACACTTAGAACAAATATCAAGGTACTCGCCAGCACACTCATGCCATTGAGCATACTTCTTAGTACTCTCGAATTCGTTCAGCAGCACATCACATATAGTACATCTCATCAAGAGCGTCCTCGTATGATTGTTGCCACTCGTATTGCTGAAGTAACTCAGCCTCCTCTTCTTCTTGTATAATCCAATCAACTTGTTCAGTCATTTAATATCCCTCATAAAGTATTGTCTAGGCTTAAGCTTAGATCTACGTCTAGCTATGAATGACTCTATAACATCATAAGCTACACTAATCGCCAAGCTAATAAGCATTAGCCAAATTAACACACTTAAACAAAAGATGCAAGTATAAATAATATCGTATGAACCCATGTCAATATCTCCAGTTGTATATTAGTATTAATAGTGAGCAGTTTTACACCATGCTCAGGGTGTCGAGTACTACGCTACTTCACTCGCTGAAGCCTCAGCTTCTAGGTCAAGTAGGTATTGAGTAGACTTGTTAGCCAGTGCCATGGCTTGTGGTAAGTACTTAGGATTATCTCTAAGAGCTTTCAACCAGCCGTTAAGGTACTTGGCATGGTCTTCTCTAACCTCACCACTAGTCGCACCAGTCAAGGCACATAGTTGAGCACTACCAAACTCGGCGACCAGCTCCTCAAAAGCGTACTGGCTACGGTCACCCTCACCATCAAGGTACTTGAATCGGTTGAGCCTCTCCTTGTGTCCAGTCCAATGAGTTAGCTCATGCAGTAGTGTTGCATAGTAACCATCAAGATTCTTGAAGTCATCTGCATTGGGCATACCTATGAAGTCTTGAGAGGGTACGAAATAGGCCTTAGTATCACCGTGTCTGACATCTGCACCACTTGCCTCAACAATAGAGTTGGCTAGAGCACAGCTACCATGCAAAGCATGATTCTGGTCTGGTGTGGTGTACCCTTCGGGTAACTGAAAACCCTTCACTTGATCGCTATTGAATACGAAGTAATGACGCTGTAGCCAGTACTGTATTGGGTCACCCTGCTCATTCTTATGCTTGGCGGACTTGGTTTTCTTGATGAGAGTCACCACCGTAGGTTCACCCTCAAACTCAGTGTAGCCAGCTTTCTCCCATTGCTTACGGGTAGCCCATGCCGTTGAGTTGTAATCATGACAGGCTAGTAACCACAGGTTAACCCCGTTGTAGTTACGCTTGTTGAAGTAGTTATGCGGTAAACCCTTAGCCAACTTAGATGTCCACGGCTTGAGCCAGTCAGTGCCAGCCGTCTCCATAAGCTCTAGTACTTGGTTGTTAAGGTTCTCGATTGCTTGTTGCGCTTGTTGAGTTGATTTCATTCTAATCTCCGAAGATTAAGTATTTAAGTTTAGTGCTTCTAGTACTGCGTTGCTTGGTTCTGCCGTAGCATTGAAGCAGATGCTATTGCGGAATCTACTTTGGGCTAATTCCAATGGATAGTCAAGCTCCTTGATGTAGCGTAGCTCTGCCTTTGGTAGCCGTTTAACTCTCATCGGCATATCCATCAGTAGAACGTAAATCCACTTACGCCCTACCTTGGTGAGGATTCCCGAACGGACACCCTCGTCACTATGGTATCGAATTACTTTCATTGGTTAAACCTCCTAAGGTTTAGTGTTAGTTAACTAGTTTAATGTCAAACCAATCACAATAATCCAAAGGGTTATTGCAATCCCGATCATCTGTATATAAATCTATCCAGATATTTATATATTTATCAATGGAATCTTCGCCATTAAATAATTGCTCATAATGGTCAGTGCCATCGTTAAACTTCCAACTTATCTTTACGCATTGCTCGTTAGCCATTCTTCATTCTCCTTTATCTTTTTATTCAGTGCCTTAGAAGCTTCCCTATCTGTAACAGATAAGTAGTTAATTAAATCATCTGTATTACTCCATACAGTTAGATGCCAACTCCTGTACTCATGTGACAGTACCCACATTATTGGTGAGTCTACTGGCCAACCATGGTCATTTACTTTATCTTCCCAGAAGTTAGTAATTTCCCACGATTTGTATTTATAGTGTTCTATAGTGCGTTCTTTCATAATGCTACCACCGCTAATATGTTTAAAGATATACCTAGTACCATAAGTACTACCACTACTGCGAATTGGTATGCCATTAGTAAAACTCCCCTGCTAGGCTGAAGTCTTCAGCAAAGAGGTGGTACGCTTCCACTAAGTAGTGGTCATCGTCTAAGTCCCATACGGCTTCTGCCAGCTGTCGCATTAGATGCACAACCTTATCGGTCGGGTAGTTACCTACGGCTGTTAATTCAAAGTTTAGGTTTTCTACGATTAATTCTACGTTGTTCATGGTTAAAACTCCTAAGTTTAAGTATTAATTAATCATGCGCTGAATTGCACATGGCATAGCTAACCCTTGCACGATTAGCTATACCCTGTCAACTCCCTGTGAGTTTAGGACACGGGACAAGGGTCTAAGTCAAATGAGACAAAGAACATGCTCGTCACACCGAGAACGTCCCCACTGATATCCTACCTTCAGCTTTGCTGGCTACGTTTGACCTTGGTCATTGACGAGCCACTTGGAGTCCGAAGTAATCGGGCAGTGTAGGTGCGTTTATCTTTCTTGATCTGCATGTAACTCATCGACCAGCCAAGGCTAGTTATTACATGTACGTATTTCTCTTGATCAAGAAGCGGATAGGCCGCCTCTCTCGATGCCATTACAGTATGCTCACAGTCCGAGGAATTTGTCAAGCCCCAGCGAAGCTGGCCGTGTGTGTGCGTGTGCATGTGCCTATGCGCGACCTTGGCAGATTCCTCGGCTGCTGTCAAGTGGGTGCTTCCCACATACACACACATGGGATTTCATCGGGCGATCACGCATATGCCCACGGGGGGGCACAGGCGCGGTAGTTTATAATATAAGTTCCCTCCCAGATACAAATGAGGTGGATTTGAGGTCGTTTAATTAA